GCTGGTATCGTTGAGACTATTGCCCAGCGTAAAGCTAAGGAAATGTTTGAGCAGACTGACTCTCGGTTTAAAGAACTTGATGACCTCAACTACGAGACTAAACGTAGTAAGGCAGAGATTGAAATACGTAAGGCTCACTCTGACTTCGATACCCTGAAGGAAGCTGACTCTTTCCATGACTGGGTTGATGAGCAATCAGACTGGATTAAGAACGCACTGTATGACAACCAAGACGACTCCAAGGCTGTCATCCGTGTGATCGACTTATACAAGATGGATAACAACCTTACGCCCGCTGCTAAGAAGCAGAACGCCAAGGATGCTGCCTTAGATGTACAGTCTAAAGGAACGACACCTAAGATTGATGCTGAAGGAACCGGTAAGAAGTTCTCTGAGTCTCAAGTTTACCGTGAGTCAGACAAGTGGTACGCTAAGAATGAACAAGCAATCATGGAAGCGATGGCTACAGGAAACTTTAAGTACGATATGTCAAAGTAACTGTTGACATTTAAACGAGTTAGAGTATAACTAAGGGTATCGAGAATGAAGCCCAGGTAACTGACACCTTCACCTTGATACCCGACATTCGTAACACTATAAGCTTAAACGTGAGTAGAAGAACTACCTGATAAAGTAAGAGCCTTGATCCTCCTTAGCGGGAAGTGACACACCTCTGAAAACGTCAGCCTCTTGGAAAACAGACAGCTATTCAAGCCTAACACAAAGGATAATGATATGGCTTTTCCATCAACAGGCGGGCATGGTAATCTTCCCAACGGGAACTTTAGCTCCGTAATTTACTCAAAGAAAGTACAACTTGCATTCCGTAAGGCTACAGTAGTTGGAGACGTAACCAACTCTGACTACTTCGGTGAGATCGCTGCTCAAGGCGATACGGTTCGTATCATCAAAGAGCCAGAGATTTCTGTAAGTGAGTACAAGCGCGGCACACAGGTTGCTGCTCAAGACCTCGACGACGAGGACTTCTCTCTGGTCATCGACAAGGCTAACTATTTTGCCTTCAAGTGTGACGACATTGAGACTGCTCACTCCCACGTTAACTTCATGGACTTGGCTACTAACCGTGCGGCTTACCGCTTGGCTGATAACCACGACCAAGAAGTCTTGGGCTACCTCTCCGGTTACGCTCAGTCTGCTAACCACGTCAACGCTGACGAAGTAAACACCACTGTAAACGGTACCAAAGCTGTTTCTACCGCTGGTACAGACGAACTTTTGGCTTCGATGAAGCTGACTAAGGGTTCTTTTGGCAACATCACAACTGCTTCTGCTGGTGATCACTCCATCCCTGTAGCTGCTCGTTTGCCTGGTGCTACTGCTCTGCCTACTGCAACTGCTTCTCCTGTTATGGTTATCAACCGCATGGGTCGCTTGCTGGACCAACAGAACGTTGAAAAAGGTGGACGTTGGTTGGTCATCGACCCAGTCATGATGGAAGTACTGATGGACGAAGATTCTCGTTTCCTCAATGCTGACTTCGGTGACTCCGGTGCTCTTCGTAACGGTCTCGTTCTGAGCAACTGGAATGGCTTCCGAGTCTACGTCTCTAACAACCTGCCTAATGTAGGCACTGGTCCTGGTACTGTTGGTACTACTAACCAGAACGCCAACTACGGTGTGATTGTTGCCGGACATGACTCTGCTGTCGCTACTGCTGAGCAGATCAACAAGACAGAGACTTACCGTGACCAAGACAGCTTTGCTGACATTGTCCGTGGTATGCACCTCTATGGTCGTAAAATCTTGCGCCCAGAAGCTCTTGTGAATGCCAAGTACAACATCGCATAGGTAAGTCTCTGAAAACAATGAGTAATTTCATTACTCGATAGAGTAAAGATTACCTCTCTTTATGAGAGTCAACAATAAAGGAACTAACTTATGGCTACCGTAACAACTCTAGCTAAGGCAGTCGGGGGCAAGGGTAACCCCTCCCGCAAGCCTTACCTTGTAGAGGTTGAGATTGACCTTGCTGCTGCTGCTACCGCTAAGGGTTCTGCCCTTGCTGCGGGTGACATCATCCAGGCTATCACTGTTTCTCCTGGTAACGCTGTACTCTTCGCGGGTACAGAAATTAAGACTGCTCCAGCCGGGGGTACCGCTGGTACTTTTGATCTGGGTATCACTGGTGGTAATGTAGACGCCTTTGTCGATGGGGGTGCTATTACTGGTGCTGCTGTTGGCGCATACTCCGTTATGGCTAACACTGCTGTCCCTGTCGTCTTTGGCGCTGGAGACACTATAGACATGCTGCTAATTGGTACTACTCCAGATACGTCTGGTATTATCCGTGTGTATGCCATGTTGATGGATGTTACTGCTACGGGTATCAAAGGTGCTAGTGAAGTAGACCGCGACACTCTCGCTTAAGAACTACCTGACTGTCCCTGTGTAACCACGGGGGCAGTTTAACTTTTATAGTGCCCTCCCATAGAAAGAAATAAACACATGTCAAGCTTTACAAACTACCTTGAGGACGCTGTTCTAAACTACGTCTTCCGTAATACAGGCACACCTACTTCGACAACTGTACACTTAGCTTTGTTTACCGCTACACCTTCGGACGCTGGAGGAGGTACCGAGGTATCTGGTAATGGTTACTCACGTCAGGCTGTAGCCTTTAGTGCTTCATCTGGTGGGTCGATTACTAATACAAGTGCAGAAACCTTTACTGCCTCTGGTGGTAGCTTCGGTACTGTTGTTGCTATTGGTATCTTTGATGCGGCGACAGGCGGTAACATGCTCGCCTGGGACGGTATCACTTCGGCTGTCGTCGCTAATGGAGACACGATCACATTCCCAATTGGTGGTGTAGATATTTCACTAACCTAAGGTACTCAAAATGGCTAGAGGTGTATACGGGCTAGGAAGATACGGTCAAGATACTTACGATGTTATTCGGACTTTCAACAGGTCAAGTAGCATTTCAAGTGTTTCTTCTGTACAAGCCCTGCCCTTTGTAACTCAGAATAGAGTTGCGTCTATCTCTAGCCAGTCCTCTGTCACTGCCTCTGCGGTAAGAACACTAAACAGGTCTGCCTCTGTCGCTGGTTCGTCCAACGTTACAGCCCTGTTCATTAAAGAGCTTCTTAGGGCCGTAAGTATCGTAAGTGCTTCCAGCTTCTCAACCTCTGCGGCGCGTACTCTTAGGAGAAAGGTGGGGATAGATAGCGAATCTACTCTCTCAACCTCTGCGGCGCGTATTTTACGTAGAGACGTCAGTGTTCTTAGTTCTTCAACCGTAGCTGTCTCTGGTGTACGAACACTACGAAGAGAGATAGATACAGAAAGTATCTCGACAGTAGGAGCCTCTTATGTTATAATTAGTATGACTGGGAAAAACCTAGGAACAGTTGTCTACGTAGACGAAGAAAACCGGCAGGCACTGGTCACTGCTGAACCTAACGAAGTCACTCGTAGTGTAAGGGTAGACCAAGAGAATAGAAGTGCAATGGTATCCACAAGAAGGAACGCAGCGTGAGTTTAAAATGGCCCCCTAAGGACCCTGACGCAAGGCTAGACTACTCAGTAGACTGGTCTCGTTTCCTTGGAAGTGATACGATCTCAGCAGTAGCTTGGTTTATCAAGGATGCAGCTGGAGTTAAGACCAGTGTAGTAGCAGGGACTACTGTAAATGGGTTGACCTTCGAGGGTGGTTCTAACTCCAATACAGTGGCACGAGGTGTTTTCTCAGGGGGAGCTAACAACTCCTCTTATGTAGTTACTTGCCGGATAACATTTGGGACTAGCAGTTTGATAAGTGAACGTAAGATTAACTTTCCAATTAGGGAGCAGTAGATGGCCTACAACTACCTTGGTCTTGTTAATGATGTGCTTGGCCGTTTTAATGAAACTCCTCTTACAGCAACCACTCTTGCCTCTGCAACCGGGGTCTACTCTGTTGTTAAAGAGGGAGTAAACAGTGCTATTCGTACTGTAAACCAGCAAGAATTTAACTGGCCGTTTAACTTTATCGAAGAAGAACAAACTTTATCCCCTGGGGTTATGCGTTATCCCTACCCAACTAATGCTAAGTCTGTTGACTTTAATGTCTTTCGTATTAAACGTAACAACACCTTTGGTAACCCAACAGTACACCTAGGTCAAATGGACTACGAACAGTACCTCCATAAGCACATCGACGATGAATACAACACAGTAGACACTAGTATCAGAAGTGTACCACGTAAAGTAATCCGAACACCTAACCAGGAGTTTGTTCTTTACCCCTCTCCTGATGAAGCGTACGATGTTGTCTTCGAGTACTACGCACTGCCAGTAGACCTTATTCTCTTTAGTGACGTACCTTCTCTGCCCCCTGCGTTCCGTCACATTATCACTGAGGGTGCTTCTCTTTACGTATACAACTTCCAATCAGATACCGAGAGTCAAGACAGAGCTTCCGCTAAGTTTGCTAACCAGATTGAGCAGATGCGTAAGGTGTACATTAACCGTTACGAAGATGTACGTGACACAAGAATAGAAACAAGACGAGTAGCTACAGGGAACTTTTAATGCCAATTCGCTGGGAAACATTTCCTGTTGAACTCTCTGGGGGTCTTGTCTCTAACCTATCGAGGTTACAGCAAGGTCTAAAGATGCCTGGGTCAGCACGTCTCTTACAGAACTTTGAGCCGTCTACTCAGGGTGGTTACCGTCGTATCAATGGCTTCACTAAGTATGACGCTAACCCTGTGCCTGCGTACGGTTCTGTGGTAGCTCAAGGCTCTGGTCAAACTGGTACTTCGTTCTTAGTAGCAGACGCACATGAGTCCCCTTCTAAAGGTGACACATTCACTGTAGCAGGAGTTACAGGGACGTACACGGTTACAGCTGTGTCTTTTAGTTCTGCCAACAAGTCAGCTACTTTAACAATCACACCTGCACTAGACTCTAGCCCTGCGGATAAAGCTGTGGTTACGTTTACCCTTGGTCAGTCACGCATTGAAGGTGTGTACTACTCAGCAGCAGATAAGGTTGCTTACGTCCTCAGGGGTGGCGCAGTATGGCGTAGTGGTGGCTTAGGTTGGACTAAGGTAAACACCCCAACTTATGGCTCCCCCCTTGTTTCTTCTGGTTCACAGTCAGGTACAACACTGTCTGTTGATGATGTTGTTTCAGTACCTCAAGTAGGCGACACCTTTAGTATAGACGGGGTAGAGCTTGTATACACTGTAACAGAGTTACCCACTGTTTCTTCTGGAACAGCTACCCTAACTATTGCACCTGCTCTTGCGTCCTCACCAGCAGACAACGCCGCTGTTACATTTCTAAGTTCTTCCCACACAGGAGGAACAAGAGCAAGGTTCAAAGAGTTTAACTTTGACGGTACATTTAAGACTGCTATGGTAGACTCAACTAATAACCCAGTTGTCTTTACGAACTCTACTTATAAAAAGATACAAGGTGTTTCTGACCTTACAGGTGCTCAGTTTGTGGAGGAGTTTAAGAACCATCTCTTCTTTGCTAAAGAGGACCTAGTATCTTACAGTGCTCCTTTTGCAGAAGAAGACTTCGCGAGTGCTAACGGAGCAGGGAGTTATAGGTTACCCTCTAGTTGCTCAGGGTTAATTACCTTTAGAGAGCAGCTAATTAACTTCTCTCAAACAGATATACGTAAACTCCTTGGTGCAAGCCAGTCTGACTTTACACTAACCTCTGTAACAAATGACTTAGGGTGCGTAGCAGGTGATACGGTACAAGAAGTCGGTGGTGATGTAATTTTTCTAGGGCCAGACGGTATTAGGTTTCTTGGTGCTACTGAACGTATTGGCGACTTTAACCTTTCGTCGGCATCACGCCAAATACAAAAAGACGTAGTGTCCTACATCGAAACCTCTGCTGAGTACACCTCAACTGTTATTAGAGAGAAGAACCAGTACCGTATCTTTAAGTATAAACGAAACTTAAGTAAAGAAAACTCTGTAAGCTACATAGGTGTTCAGTTCCTAGACCAGAACTCACAGAGTATAAACTGGGGAACCTCTCAGGGTATTAAAGCTTACAGGTCTTCGTCTACATACGTAGCGGATGCAGAGGTTTCTTTGTTTAGTAACGACGATGAACACGTATACCTTTTAGAGTCTGGGAGTACATTTGATGGTGAACCTATTGTAAGTTTTTACTACACACCCTTTATGGCTGTATCTGATCCTGCTATTCGTAAGACAGCCTATAAGGTGGACACATACTTTGACCCTGAGGGTTCTGTGTCTGGTACTCTCACTTTGAGGTACGACTTTAATAAACCAGGAAAGATACAACCTGTATCACTCCCGTTAGTAGGTGGGGGGTTTTTCTCAAAGTACGGTGCAGCTATATACGGTGTAGACACTTACGGTGGTAACCCTGACACCTCTGTAAAAAAGGGAGTAGTGGGTTCTTTTTTTACAGTAAGTTTACAGTACGAGTTTGAAGGTGGACCTCCTTTTGTACTAGACACAGCAATACTTGAATACTCAAATGAAGACAGGAAATAAAATGGGAACTGGTTACGTTAGAAACGACACAACAAATAACATTGCGAACGGAGGTGTCATCAATGCCACTGACCTAGACGGTGAGTTCGATGCTATCCTCGCTGCTTTTGTAGCTTCGACAGGACACACACACAATGGTACTCCGTCAGAAGGTGGAGCTATTACTGTGTTTGGTCCTGTTCAAGACTTTGTAGGGGGGCCAAGTGACTTTTCCCCTAAGACTGACAGCACGTATGACCTAGGTAAAACAGCAGTACGCTGGAGGACAGCTTATGTTGACGACCTCAATATTACAACAAACATTGTGGTTGGTGGGACAGTTGACGGAAGGGACGTAGCTGCTGACGGCTCTAAGCTTGACCTAGTTGAAGCCTCTGCTGATGTCACAGACACAGCTAACGTAGCTGCTGCTGGTGCTCTTATGGACTCAGAAGTAGACGTAGACATCAAGACTCTTACTCTCCCTCCTAACACAACTATTAGTTCCTTTGGTAAAACTCTCGTAGGCGATGCAGACGCGGAAGAGATGCGAACTACGCTGAACCTGCAATCCCTTCGAAGCGAAGGTCTTTCGAGTCTTAACTTAGGCCTCTACGGTAGCGGTGATCGACCGTCATTCATAGACTTTCATTCATACGGTGAGGCTCTGTCGGGTGCTTTTGGCGCGCGTTTAGGGCGTGCTCCCGGTACAAACGGGGATTTATTCCTATCAAACGTAGGTGCGGGGCACGTAAGAGTAAATACCAGCGGTAGTTTTCTGGTAAATGGTGATTTTTCTGGAGCACCTTACGCCAGTAGAGCTGCTGCACTTACAGCTATTCCAGAACTACCCTCTACCGTACAGCATATCTCTTGGGTTACACCTCAGGGTGAGTTGATTGGTGTGCGCCGTGTAGCTTCATCTACACTAATCCCCGACATGTCTGGGTGGGAACCTGATACACAGCAAAATGCGTTTTTCGAACATTGGGGTCTAGAACCTCGACGTATAGAAAAACATGAGTTTAGATTTTCACCCCCTGCCACAGTCGGTACTATCATGGCGTCACAGCCTGACACTGCGGCCCAGCTAAACCACATCTTTACTAGGTTTACCGGGAGTATCAACCTCACCGGATTTCTGCGAATTGACAGCAGTATCACCATTGGTAGTAGCGTGCAGATTGTGCCCTTGGCAGGGCAGCGTCGAAATTGCGGTTTTGCAATCCTGTCCAACTTTGACATGTCAACCGATCACTGCATTTACACACAACCTGCGGAACCGGGCGCTACCCTCGGTGGCTTTACTATTTACATGGACCAACCTTCTTCCCCGGACAGTCGCGATGATCTAATCCGCTATCCGTGGGCGCTACAATACGGAGACAACGCGCGAGGCACCCTTAGACAACTGCGAATTGTTGGGGCAATCAATGGTATCGACGCGCGGGACTCCTCTAGGATTTCTAATCCAGGCGGCACAGTCTTTGAAGACAACGAACTGTGTTGTTTTGGAGAAAGCCTATTTATCGACGGGGCGTTTGACTTTGTAACGGTTAGAGGCAACCGCTCGTGGTCGTTTGAGATCACTGGTTTTCCTAATTTGCGTTCTATTTTTGAAGATGGACGCACTGTAGGTTTCCGTGGGGAAAAAGTTGATGGGCTAAACGCTAGTGGAATCATGAACCACAAGACTCGTATGGTTCTCGGACGCGAACAACAACTAGAACTGAGATGCACTGGTGACGTAGGGTGGTTGTCTCGGGGTGAGACCCTGACCCAAGCAACCAGTGGCGCAACAGGTGTCTTAGTGGACGTGATAGCGGGGCCAAGAACGGTTCTTCGCCTAAGAGGTACTACAGGTACATTCAATACAACTGACACTATCACAGGATCAGTGTCTGGAGCATTGGGGGCTAACTCCGTTCTGACGGCTGTAACTGCTCGCAATAATATACCTTCCACTGACATTACATACCAAGTAGCACTAGCGTCGATGGATGCACCGGGATCGTATCTGGAATTGCGCGGCGGGAAATCGACGATACTCGGGTTTTATTCCAGCAAGATAGAGGGAGAAAGCCAGCCAACTATTCTGGTAGCTGGGGGCGATCATACAATGTATGGTGCTGATATTCGATCCAGTACACCAGACGCGATTTTGTTCTTGAATGGAGTCTTGCGTCTTAACGGAGGTAGACTACAAAGTGAATTAGTTACAGGATCGTTTGCTACTGTCGGTGCTGGGCAACTCACTATTAACGCGGCAACGTTTCTATGGCCTACTACAGGTACCCGTTCTGACCCGTTCATTCGTCAGTTAACAGGAGGGCAGCTTTCGGTTACAAATTGCGATACAGGGCAAATGACAACAGCGGGTGTTGCGATCAGTTACCAGTCGGATCACATATTTAACAACTGTGTAAACAACCGCATGGTTCCACACTCCATTGGGTTTAACCCCGCATGGACGTTGGGGCGCTACGAAAGCGAAGGCGCTCGGAGTGTAAACCGTCGGTCATTTGTTGGTGCCAGTATTACCTCGTTAAATGTTGATTCTATAAACGGCTCGTCTTTTGTAGCTTTAGGTTCAGCCCCAGTTTACGGTGTCAGAGCATGGGGTAACTTTAACGGTGTTGATGGCACAGCAAGAGCGTTTGGTAACCTAGCTATATCCCGAAGTGCAATTGGTAACTTTACATTCACGATGGCAACCGCCATGCCTGATGCAAATTATTCGGTTAACGTTTCGTCCAGCGCAAGTACAGGTCTCCCGGTATTTGGTACAACAATTATATCAACTACTCAATTCGTTATTGCCGTTAGGAATTCTGACACCGGAGCAGCAGTAAACCCAGAGAACATTTTTGTACAGGTGGTACGCTAATGTTAGTTAATAGCTCTTGTAAAGAAAGCAACAATGGACTATACTAAGTCACAAAGAGGTTACAGCTAATGTCAGTCGCAACTATTCAGGCCCAACTTAACTCCCTAACACCACAGCTTGTGACTAACCCGTCGCTACAGCCGCAGGTTGACCAGTTGATTATTGACCTGCAAACTGCTGAGCAGGAAGAAACTGCTGCTAACGCTGTAGTACGGGAGGAGGTTCAACAAGCTCAACAAGGTATGGTTGTTAAAGCTAATACCGCCCCAGGTACTCTTGCTGCACAAACCCCTGTGGCAACTACAGCTATTACCCCTGGTCAACTTATAGACACGGCTATTGGTCAAGCTCCGGTTGCACCTGTTGCTGCTACAGAAACAGTAGCTCCTGTTGATATTAAATCTGCTGAAGTACCTGAACCTCTTGTCACTAATACGATGGAAGCTGCTCTTGCTTCCGCTGAGGCAGAAGGCATCATTGATAGTGTTGAGGCTGCTACTGCTGAACCCTCTGCCAAAGCTACAGTCCAAGGTCAGCTCACTAAACTAATGCAGGACTTTGAAGGTGGAGAGACTCCTGTGTGGGCCTCAGGGGCAATGCGGCAAGCTATGGGTGTCATGCAGTCTCGTGGCATGGGGGCCTCCAGTATTGCTGGTGCTGCTGTCGTACAGGCCGCTATGGAGTCAGCCATTGGTATAGCTTCTCAAGATGCAAACACTACTGCACAGTTTGAGATGCAAAACCTAAACAACGAACAACAGACTACTATCTTTAAAACTCAACAGAGACTTGCTTCCTTGTTTACTGACCAAGCTGCAACCAATGCTTCCCTTCAGTTTAATGCTACAAGCAAGAATCAAACAGATCAGTTCTTCTCTAACCTCCAAGCCTCTGCTTCACAGTTCAATGCTGCTCAGGTAAATGCTATTATGCAGTTTAACTCTGGGGAAACTAACGCAATGGAGAAGTTTAACACAACAATTACAGCTCAGAGAGATCAGTTTAATGCTCAGAACTCTCTTGTCATTTCTCAGTCTAATGCTCAGTGGCGTCAAACAGTAGCTACTGCCAGTACTGCTGCTCAGAACATTTCTAACCTAGAGTATACAAAGAACACCAACGCTATCACTGGTGCAGCTCTTGATCAGATTTGGCAGAGGGAACGAGACCTGATGGACTTTGCTTTCAAAGGTTCTGAAAGTCAGCTGGACCGTGCTAACTCTATCATGCTTGCAAAACTAGGTGATAAAGGTCAGCTAGAGGCTCTAAAACTACAAGAGGAGATGGCGGATGATAGACAGACCAGTGCTTTCTTAGGTAGCATCGCAAGCAGACTCCTATTTGGATAAGGAATAGAAGATGATCGAGAACTCAATCAAACAGTTTCGTGCACGCAGAAACTCTAACTACAACAGAGTAGACACCGTGTCTGCCTCTAAGGAGCGTCGTGGTTTGGCTCAACGTCAAATTGCTAGGTCACAGGACGAGACTAGTCGCGCGCTCCAACGAGCAGGTAAAGCACAGGAAGCGCAGTACAACCCTGCGGAGAGGGTGAACTCATGGGCTGGGGAGATTGAAGCTTTACGTGCTGAGAGAGCAAGCAGAGAGCAAAGCACTACAGGCGCTATGGACGTGAATCCTATTGAGACTAACTCTGGTGGTCGTCGCCCTGCTACACGCTGGGACGAGAGCCAAGGTAGACCTGGTGGAGCTGGCGGACGTACAGGCGCTGAGGATTACCTTGGTCGTCCACTGTCAGACGTTGAGTGGGACCAACTGCTTCGGACTACATACTCTGAGGCGTCTAGTAACCCTAATGAGCAAGCTGCTGTCATGTCCGTTATCTTAAACAGAGTTAAGAACGGTCAGTGGGGTGATACAGTTACGAGTGTAGTACAAGCACGTAACCAGTTCCAAGCTGTCACAGGCACAGCTAACAATCCTGGTCCAAGTGACATGTATCGAACCTTTAACAACAACGGTGAAGACCTTAACACCTTTGAGTCCACCATCACTCCTCTTTTGTCTAACTATGCAGAGCAGAACTGGTTGAACTTTACAGCGGCTAACCGAGCTGCTTACGGAGAAGGAACCAACGTAGGTTTCCTTGACGACCTTACTTCGGCACAGGACTCAATGCTTATCGGGCAAACAATGTTTGGAACTATAAAATGAAACAATTTGATGCACCGATCCCTGGTCAGTCTCTAACGAACGAACCTAAGAACGCACCTTGGGAGCGACCACCTGAGACTTCTAATCCAGATGAAGCTATCGTTCATCACCTCACACGTATTGGTACTCCTAAGGTTCTCAACAGTATCCTGGATGGTGTTGGACAGGGCTTACCTGTATCCATGCTTACAGAGTTAGTGCTCACAGGTGCCGTAGCCCAAGGCATCCACAGCATTGACATCTCTATGATGATTGCACCGGTTATCCAAGACTACATTGTTAACCTGCTAGAGGAAGAAGATGTAGAGTTCAAAGAGTTCTTTGAAGAAGATAACGATGACGACGTACTTAAGAGTATCGCTTTGTCTGGTGCTATTTCTGGTCTAAAGGAGAGTAAACTCAAAGGTGATGACACGGAGTCAGCTATGAAGGCTGAGCCTGAGGTTGAGATGATGGTGGAAGATAAACCTAAGCGTGGTGGCTTGATGTCACGGAAGGAAGTATAATGGGGTTTTCAGCAGCAGGGTTCTTTGGTCAGCTCAATAATGACATCACAGATCAGAAGCAATACATCCGTGCTCGTGTAGACGAGGACCGTACATACCTACGTGAGCAGGGTCTCAAACGTCAAGCTGGTATCCAAGAGCAACGTAGTGCTTACGAACGAGCAGCTACTAGTCTTATCCGCCGTGGTGCTGATGAGCGTACAGTCCTTGGTACACTGGAGATGGACCCCCAAGGGTTGATGATGGTGTACTCTGACACTAAAGATGATAACAGAATTACAGGAAACAACCTTAACGATATGATGTCTATCGCTGCTGACTACCGTAGCGAGGCCTCTATGGAGGAAATCCTTGCTTCAATCCTACCTACTGCCCAAGCTATGCCTAATGATACAGACCCAGTGACATCTCGTCGTAGGTCTATTGGTTCGTGGCTTGGACTCAACGTTGATGAAGCTCTGTCTAACGAAGTATACAACCGACAGATTGTTGGAGGTATGACTGGTGACCAGATTATGGCTAGTCTGAACCTACCTATTCAGGCTCAAGGTTCTAACGAAGGTGGAGTGACTTACGACTTTACAGCTGCTGTTCCTGCTGAGCCTATGAGAGCTGCTGACTTCCGAGCGCACATGCAAACTGTTAACGATGATTATAACCTTGAAGGTATGATCCAGGAGTTGCAAGCTAGCAAAGTTCCTGGTTTAGAAGAAGGTGAACTACAGACTATCAACGCTCGGATTAAAGGTCTTGAAGAGGCTGATGATCTAAATGGGGTCCTACGTCTGAACGCTATTCTCGACCTAGGTATAGCTCCTGGTCCTAACACGACTATGCTTGCCGATACACTTGGGACACGACTCTTCGACCCTCTTCAAGGGTTCTCCTCTAGCTCTCTCTCAATACTCCTAGGAGCTCCAGAGGATACGTCTGACGGCGCTGTGAATGCCAGTGGTGTTCCTGGAGACCCAGTTGTTGATCCTAGTGGTGTGCCTGGAGACCCAGTTGTTGATCCTAGTGGTGTGCCTGGAGACCCAGTTGTTGATCCTAGTGGTGTGCCTGGAGACCCCGCAGGTTTACCTGATAAAGAAGTAGAAGCTCTACCCCTCGACACCCCTGCTATCCCTGTTACTGAGGGTAACATTGACCAATTTGTTGACAGCTACTTTGCTGCTCACCCAGGCTCGTTCGGCATCCATGTTTTGTTTGAAGGAGGTACACAGCCTGTCCTAGTTACACCAGACATGGCCGTAGAGAGTGAAACACCGGACCTAGAGTTTTATAAGTCTGTCATTCCTGACCAAACAGATTTCTTTGGTAGGGTAATAACCACCACACCTTTATCAACTTACGAAGCTAAAGCTCCGGTAGAACAAGACACCCCGGTTACCTTAGGTACAGATGCTAGTGGTATGCGTCCTCGTTCAAGACCCGGCCAGGAACCTCTTGCTGTCCTTGAAGAAGCAGTAAGCAGTATGCGTCCTCGTTTAAGACCAGATCAACTGGGCCAGACAGACCAAAGACCTGAGTCTGCTGTAGTGTCTGCTGTACTATCCGACATAGAGGAGATAAACAGTCCTGAGTTTGAGGAGGTATTCATTGCTCTTTTACGTGAAGAAGACTTAAACGTTAGAGATGAACTGATTACTTCTGCTGTAGGCACCCTTAGGACTCTAGAGACTGTACCTGAAAACATAGAGACTTTGCTTTTGCTCTTAGACACTCTTCGTCAACCAGTCAGACGTAATCCTTTAACAGGACCTGGTCGTGCTCCTACGCAGCCAACCATGTGGCAGGCACCTAACGAAGACAGGAATGACCCTGTTAGTATACCGGCGGATAAGAACTTTGATGATGACTTCAATAGAGTAGCTCCCACAGGCCCAGGGTCTGGACTTGACGAGTTGGTAAATATATACTATGATACCCTCGTAAACCAAGACGCAAGGGGTGGTCCTCCAAGCCCTGCTCGTTCTCTCGAAGGTTCGGGTGTAAACCAGTTAGTTAACAGCTACTACGACTTGCTTGTTAACGAGGACATACGACGAAACAGTTCAAATACAAGGTGAATAGATGTCAAGATTTAATGAGCTACGTCAACGGTCAATAGGTGTAACCCCTGTGTCTGAGACTGTAGGTAGACCTACTACTAGCCGCTTTAGTTCTCTTCGTGACCAGTCGATGGCAGGGGCTGTTACCCCTGTCGAACCACTCACTGTATCAAACATACTAGACGAAGACAAGTTTAGTAGAGCCGCTACTTATATGGAAGACCGCTCCGGTATGACCGAAGAGGACTACTCTCGTGAGGAAATAAGAGATGCTTATGTAAACACTATGCGTAAGTTTAACTCAGGAAACTCTATAGCTGTCATCAAAGAGATGGAACACCTTTACCGGGGCGAAGGTGACGAACTTGTTAACCGGAGAGCCACTGCTGCTTCTGCCTACGAACTGTGGGACTCCTTAGGTGGTGCTTTCAATAAGAACACTACTACTGGTGAAAAGCTTGATGCCGTTGGGGACTACGCTAGGTCTCTTATCCTGGACCCTGTTAACGCTGTGTCCCTAGGTTTCGGTAGAGCAGGTGGTGCTGCCGCTACCCGTGGAGCTACTCAAGCTTTAAAGGCAGTTGCCCGAGGCGCTGGTGAGGCTGCCTCTAGTGCTGCTTTAAGCAGGGGGGCTACCCGTAAGGTAGCTTCTCAGGCTGCTACTCAAGCGCAATCCCGTGTTATGACCCGAGGCTTCCAGGAGCTAGGAACTGAGGCTGGTCAAACAGCTGGTCGTCGTCGTGCCGTGGGGGATATCCTTGGTAGCTCTGCCTTAGACTCTGCTGCTGGTGTCGCTGCTGACGCAGGTATCCAGAGTGTAGACCGTATGGTTGGCCGTCAGGAGGGCTACAACGTCACTCAGGGTGCCATCTCTGCACTTGGTGGTGTGGTAGGGGGTGGACTACAAGGTGGTCTTCTACTGACCCGTGGGTGGGGTCCTACCAACACTGCTGGTACAAACATCTTGAGAGGCGAGGAGAAATTTGAAGAAGCTCTTAAACGTGTGGACGAAGCCGAGGGTGCTGCTGCTCGTGCAGCAGAGACACAAGAAGATGAAGTTATACAACAATCACTACGTAACTTTCTCACTCCTTTTGAGGACTTGGTTGCTGCTGGCCGTGGGGTTGATGCAGAAGGTATCTCCCCTGTTGAGTTTGCAAAGTTCTACGGAGGACTGAAGAGTTTCTTTAACGACGCTGGTATTCCTATCGACTCTCTAAACGCTAGGCTAGGTCAGCGTAGGGCTGGGTGGTACAACGATGTTATTAAAGATGAGAACTTTCCTTCTGAGTGGAGAGGGCAGATTGAGACTCTAGTCGATGGTGTCTTCCAGAATGCTGACGGTAAGGTTTTAGACCTTGACGAGATTATGGCAAAAGGAGCTGAGGTAGCTAGTGTATCTGGTTCTGTCCTTGGTAGCCTTGGAGCTGCTAAGAGGTCAAGAGCCTTTATACCTGATGGTACTCCTGATGACGAAGTAGTTGCAGCAGCTGTTAGGAGCATGACGACCAGTAAAGAGCTAGACGGACCTAGTGGTTTTAAACAATGGTCCCGTAACTTCCAGAATGGTTTTATTCGTATGCTGGTTACCCACCCAGCTACTACAAAGCTTAACGTTGTGGGTTGGGCCCATGCAAGTACGATGCAGTCTACTGTGGACATGATCAAGGGCACTCTCTACGGGGGTTACTCTGTCTTAAGGTATGCAGGTGGTGATGCCATCGGTGCTGCTGAGTATCGTCGTCTTGCTGGTAATACCTTTAAAGCTCAGGTCAACAAGTTGAGAAACCTAGTTAACCCGCAAGGCACTATGGAGGAGACTGTAGACTATCTTACCCACCGTCCGGAGGCGCAGAAGGCTATGTTTAGCTACCTGTCTGGGGGTATTGATAACGGAGACATGGTGACTAAACTTAACCGTATCATTGATGATGCTCCTGACACACGGACAGGTGTTACTAAGGCTATGGACACTATGCAGGTTATGTACGGTGTTACTGCTCAGGATATGTTAACTAAGTCACAGGAGTTTATGTACGCCCTGGACATGAACATCCGTAATAAGTATAATATGTCGTACAATGAGTTTATGCAACGGCCCGATATCTTCACTCTCCTTAAGGACCCACAGAAGGGTGCAAGCTACCAGGAGTTTATGGAGATTGAAGCCCTCGCTGTTGAGCAAGCTCTGGGTAACGTCTTTGCACGGAAGTACGGCAAACGTAACTCCGGTACAAACCTTGAGTTCGTAGCTAACGTTCTAGAGGAAGCCCGTAACGTTCCTGTCCTCGGTGCTCTGATCCCCTTTGGTCAGTTCTTCAACAACTCTATGGTCTTCATGGCAGATCACACAGGTATCTCTCTGGCTTTAAAATCCTACACAAAAACTAGTAAGTCAAGGATGGAGTTACTTAGCAGGGCTGCTGCTGGTTATAGTCTTATAGCTGTGGCTACACTGAAGGAGATGGAGAACCTTGAGGATGGTCTTGCTTGGCATGAGGAACGTAACTCTGATGGTAGGATAGTCTCTCGTCTACATGACTTCCCTCTGTCTTTCTGGAAGATAATCGGGCGCATGGGTGCGCACCTAACGCGACCTGGAGACGGGGTGATACCTGCCCCTCTTGCTACAGAGTTTCTTGCCAAGTTCACACTTCCCTCTGTTACACGGGGACTAGGTGATGCAGCTGGCGGTGTACAGGAGTTGTTTACAGACGTAATTTCTGGCGAGGCTGAGCTTATTGATGCAGTCACTGTCTCCTTATCATCCACTGTGGGCATGTACTCTTCAGGTGGTACTCGTTTCCTCGATCCACTCAACACCGCTTTGGCGTTCTCTGAAGGAGAGGACTACGTTGCTCCTTCCAGGAACATCGGTAACAAACATCTGAACAACGCTCTACGTTACACTGACCAGATTGTCGACAGTATAGTGGGCTTAGAAAACATCCCTGGTGTAGGTGAGGACATAGCTAAAGCCTACAACACACAGAACTACGACGCTATTAACGGTAGAAACATAGGGGTTAACGCCGGTCGTATCTTTGGTTCACGAGAGGTGGTTCCTACTTCGTCTATCGGTCGCCTCTACAACGACATAGGTAAACCCCAATGGCAGGTAGACCTTCCAAGGGACAACCCTGAGATGCTGGAGATTTATGAGCAACACCTATTCCCTCTGTTAGAGTACCACGCTGATACTGTGCTAGAGAATGGTAGGTGGGAAGCTATGGGTCTTGCTGGCAAGGAGGCGATGTTGAGAGAGATTATGACAAGAGCTAGGAAGGACATCAAAGATTCTTTTGCAGCTGTACCTTCTGGTCCAAGAGCAGAAGCAAACCTCATCATCAACATTAACAACCTCAAGGGCTCTGGGCGTCAAGCCTTTGAACAGATGATGGATGTCTTTGAGACAAGTGAAGCAGACCTAGGGGACCTGAGTATACCTCAGCTACAACTCCTCTACGACAGCATTAAAGATGTACAAGATGTCCACAGGGATACGCGAGACTCTGCCTTAGAGAGGTAGACAAACAAAGAGGGGGAACTTTTCGGCTCCCCCTCAGTACTACTCTTCAATCATGAGGTCTGCCATACGGTAGGCCTCTTTTTTTATGTCCTCTAGGGTCATCTCCCCAAAGTTCTTATCGAAGAGGATACTAGCAAACTGTCCTGCAAAGTAGTCTCTATTGGTAAGAGCCTTCGGTCTGCCCTTGGGAGCGAGCCTCTCGGGCTTTGACGTTGTCAAGCTTTCGGAAGTAAGCTTTGCTGTAGCCATGTTCGTAATTCCTTTTGTCTTCTGTCCCATCTACAAAGAGAGAGTAGTCATACTTGTTCTCTGTGAAATGCTTGATACCTAGCTTGAATGTGTTCACGCTCCAGTTCCAATCACAATGCAACCTGAGTCATCAACGTAGTGTTGGTCACGCAGGCTAGTACTAAGGAGAAAGTTTTCTCGGCTCTCCTCACACTCAGCTACTGTAGAGAACGGCATGGGGAAGACACGGCAACCCTCGATTGCTCCAGGGTCTAGCGGCCCCATACCGCAGATTAAGATATACCCGAGTACCATTAGTTCATCCCTTCAAACTTACCGACGGTAGGGTCACTAACACCGTGCTCGTCCATGTCGATACCTCTAGTAAGGTGCTCGTAGATTTCATCTATAGACCCAAGCAGGTCCTGTGCGGTTTCAAACACTTGGTTAGAACCTGCCAGTGAAGTAAAGATTTCAAACTTAATCAAGAATGTATTCATGTTGTCGTTTCCTTTTGTTTTACTACAGTAATAGTAAGCTACTCGCTACCCAGTGTCAAGGGTTTATCATCGTGGTAGAACCTGTTGTTCCACTTCTCCAGTAGGTCTGCCATAAACTCATGGCTCATTTCAAAGTCACACCCAGGACAGAGCACTGTGTAGCCAAGGACGTAGTCGTCACGTACGTCTTTAGT